AAGTGCACCGGCTTCTTTTTTAATCGCTACTTCGTTCGATTGTCCGTCTTTTAGTTTCATATTATTACCTATTATTTGTTCGTTATTTTAGTTTTATTTGCGATGTACACACCGAACAAATCAAAAGGAAGTTCTTTACCACCTTCAACTTGTTCTCTTACAAAAGCTTTAAGAGTCATTGGTTCTACTTTTTCTTTTTTATTATAAGCAAAACCATTGTCCTCACAAACTTTTACAAGTTCCGAGACTTGGTTGTCTTGTCCTCTGCCAAAACTTGCAGTTATAGTATTCTTAATTAAATCCTCATAACCTCTGTTTCGTAACCAGCTGAACGCTTCGTCAACACGTGACTCAGGAATTTTCGCTGCATAGAATGGTTTAACTTCTACAGTTGAACCATCAGCTAACTTCAGCAAAGATACACCAGCTTCCTGCATCATCTCTGGAATTATTCTCTCTTCCATATCTCTTGCTTTGTGCTTAAGTAATGAAAGTTTTTCTTCTTCTTGTTCTATTTGTTTATTAAGATCTTTTAAGTGATTACATTTATCAGAAATAGATTTTACACTATCTTGATTAATGTCAATTTTTGACATTTCTTCAATATCCATATTTATCCTCCTAGGTTCCAATAAATTATTTGTTTGATCTTTGCAAGAAAAAAATATAAAAAGTTTTCGGATGTGGATCTACCCTTATAAAACTCTACCCTATGAGCATCAACGTAATGCGTTGAAAGAATCAGCTGAAAAAAATAATTGGGCTTATTTTATGGAAATGGGTACTGGTAAAACAAAAGTAACTATTGATAATATTGGTTTTTTATTTTTACAAAGGAAAATAAACTCTTGTTTAATAATTGCACCTAAATCAGTGTATCTTAATTGGCAATCTGAGATAGAAACTCATATGCCTGATGTTATAAAGTATAGGATATATAAATGGAATATAGATAAACCAAAGGATTATTTTAAATTAAATGAATTTTCACACCTTAGAATCTTTCTAATTAACGTTGAGGCTTTATCAACTAAAAGGGGATTAGAGGGTTGTGTAGATTATCTTACAAGAAATAAATTAAATTTTGTAGTAGTGGATGAATCAACCACAATAAAAAACAGACAAGCAAAACGAACAAAAAACATTTTAGCACTAGGAAAAATAAGTCATATAAAGCGAATATTAACAGGATCCCCAATAACAAAATCTCCATTGGATCTATTTACACAATGTCAGTTCTTAAGTCCAGAACTATTAGGTTTTCATAGTTATTTGGCTTTTAGAAATCGTTACGCAGAAATGACTGATATACCAGTTGGATCAGGAAGATATATATCGGTGCCTAAATACTACAAAAGACTTGAAGAACTTGAAGAAAAAATGAAGACCTTTGCTACTCGTATTCGTAAAGACCAATGTTTAGATTTAAAACCAAAAGTAAGATCAAGAAGATACATTGAATTAGATGGTGATGGAAAAAGAATTTACGATCGTTTAAGAACATCCGCACTTGCAATAGTTGAAGATAGTACAATATCATTTTCTAATAAATTAACAGAAATAATTAAACTACATCAAGTATGTAACGGTTTTACTAAGGATGATGAGGGTAAAATATTAAAACTTCACAAACAAAAACTAAATGCACTTGAAGAAACATTGGAAGAAACTGATGGTAAAGTAATCATATGGGCAAATTATTTATATAATATTCATGAGATAAAAGATTTTTTGATTGATAAATATGGAGAAGAATCTACTGTGTGTATTTATGGAGAAATTAGCGTTGAAAATAGAAAAAATGCTGTGGAACGTATACAAAACGATGACAGTTGTCGTTTCATGGTTGCTAATCCTACTACTGGGGGCTTTGGTCTTACTCTTACCGCTTGTAATACTGTTATCTATTATTCAAACTCATATAATCTAGAAGTAAGAATGCAATCAGAAGATAGAGCCCACAGGCTTGGACAAAAAGGAACTGTTGTATACATTGATATTGTAGCAAGAAATACGTTAGATGAAGCAATTATGAAGTCACTAACTAGTAAAGGTAAGCTTGCTGCTAAAACATTAGGTGAAGAAGATCTTAAGAGCTGGCTGCTATAATTTTATTATATTGTTCAACTCTTTCTAAAAATTTATCGCCATATTCTTTTAATTCTGACTCATTTAGTCGGAATTCTTGATATTGTAAAGCTCTGCTACACATGGATATAACACCTTGTTCTATTGGACCATAATTTTTTATATGAGCTAAATAATATGCACCAAGCTGTAGCTTGTAATCTTCTACCCATTCTTCTTTTTTTGGTTTATTAGTTTGTTTCCAATCAACAATACTTGGCTTGCCATAACACATAGCTGTTAAGTCACATGTGCCTGCAAATTTATTTTCGTATTCTAAACTTACTTCGTTACCCCAAATTTCATCAAGTTTTATGTTATTAAGAATTGTTTTAGCCATCATTCTTGGCTTACTTCCTTCTTCCATAGCGTTATAATAACCTTGACCATTTAAAGTGTATTCTAATACTTGATGCATCTCTGTACCAATTGTAGATGCTTGTCTCATAATTCTGTCAGCCTCAGCATCTCCAACTTTTCTACGCCAGTTATCTAAAAATCTTTTATCTTTTGTAGCTCCAAGTATATTTGTTACACTTGGCACTTTGACATTATCAACTAAATACTTTCTGCCGTTTGTGTCTGAAAATCTGTTGTAGTGTTTGTATGGATATTTTTTTAATAATTTCATTGTGTAATTAATACAATTATGACCGATGCCATACCTGTAATTAATACACCTGCAGAAGTCAACATAATTTTTTCTATTCTGCTTACTGATTTTTCTAAGTTGTGAATTTTATCATGTGTTTGTTTTTGCATTATTCTGCAAAGTTTTTCGTGTGACTCTATTTTTTGTAAAGCTTCCTTAGACATTTCCTGTCTCTCTTCTTCTTGCTGCAGCTATCGTTGTCGGATCGTTTGGAAATAGATCTGCTACTTGTTGCGATGTCACTTGTCCGGTGTTCGCTGGTGTTTGTGGAGCAACAGGGTTTTGCAATTCTATATCACCCATCACAGATGCAACTTGCTCTTGATCTCTTTCTTCTTCTTCTGCATCTACAACAGCATTGTTTTGTAAAGATTTTTGAATCATACCTACCAAGTTATTGTCTTCTTCTGCACTGCCTGAAGATTCACTAAAATCATTTGCAAACAAAGTTTCTTGCACTTTCTCTGGTACGTTATCAAATCTAGGTTCAGGTATAGACATTGGCAGATTAGATAATTTTTCTATAATCTCTGTTTCACTAATAGTTTTTGGATCAACTTTAGGAATGTCTTTGTCTTCATCTGCAAGATAATTTATAAGTCTTGCTAAGGCATCTCTTTTTCTTGTCAAACCAAGTTTCATAGCTGATGTGGTAACCGCTTTTGTTTTTCCTAAAATGCCATTTACTTTCAATGCATCAACAATTGTTTGTACACTTCTGCCTGTATAATAATCTCTACCAGGTAAGAAAGTTGCTTTAGGTGTACCTGTACCAATTTTTTCACCTCTTAATAGTTTTAATGTTTCATCAGGTAAAAGAGCATCATTCATAGCTCTAATTGCAACTGGATCTGTAAGAATTTGTCCTGCTCTTCTTGATAATAACAATAATGCTGCAGAAGCTATAAAGCCTGGAGCACCAAATATTAAACCTCCTGCAATACCACCACCAAGTGTAAGTCTTCTTGCTAAGAATTGAGATGGATCAGATAGTTTTGTTTCACCAATTGCTTTCATGTAAGATGCAAAATTGTAAAATTCTTCTGCGCCTTTATTACCAAGCATGTATTGAATTTTTCTCCTACCAGCTTCATCAAATGAATTTGCAATACCAAATGATTTCATAAATTTATCAGCATTAAACTCAGCAAAGTCATCTGCACCAAATTTTAACTCAGTGGTGTCAAATATTCCATTATTTCTTTTTACACTTTCAATACTAAAATCTTCGAGATTCCTTTTTTGTGCTCTTGTCATAACTTTAAGTGTATCGGTAAGATATGATGCACCAGCGTTTATAGATGCATCTTCATCTATAAAATTCCATACAGATTTTGCTCCAGCATCAGATGGACTACCAAATGCTCTCAAGAATTTATTGAATGCATATTTTGCAGTGACCGCTTTGAATAAGTCCTCACCACCCTTAGTTGCTTTCACACCAATCTCTCTTGATCCTTCAGCACCTATAAGTTTTTTAAATTGAACTAATGCGTCTACAGAGTCATTTTCAAATACTTCCCTACCTATATCTCTAAATAATTGATCCCTATATTGTGTACCAGCTCCTTGAAAACCTTCTAAACTTTTTGCAGTAAAAACGTTTCTATCAAACTTTCTTATACTTTTAACAAGAGGAGACAGTTGATAAAAACCTTGAACATCAGAGAATATTTTATTTGCTTTTAACAACTGATCTTTTAAGAGATTAGCTGCTTGTTGAGTTTTTTCAATATATTGATCTGCAAGAGGTTTACCACCTTGTTTAGCTATTGTATCGTAAGTAGCTTTTATACCTTGGTCTTCTAAAAATTTACCTGGATTACCAATATCTTCTCCAAATTTTGCAAAATCTGTTTCCATAGCTTCACGCATAATGAACATATTGTCTTTTAAAGTTTGATATCTACTACCTTGAATTGCATTATTTAGCATAGTCATTACACCTTTATATTGTTTTGGTGTAATCAAACCCTCTTGAATTTGCATCATTGATTTCATAAATAAATTTATAGGATCACCCTGCATTGTAAGTAATTTATCAATATCTTGTATTCTTGCTGCTCCACCAAAACCACTTAGGTATTCATTAAACTCTGGAAACTGTGCTGAGTTTTCTTCTAAAAATTCTTTTGCTGCTTGTTGAGTTTTTTCTAATTTTATTATTCTAGGGTTTCCAGCTGTTACAGCTAAATTATCAAAAGTTTTGTATGCGCTTTCGTACAAATTTACATTTTCAACAAAAACTTTTTCTGCTTGTTTTCTTATACTACTATTGATTGCACTTACTTTTAATAAAGGTGCATATGCCTGTAAATCTTCCAAATATCTTTTACCACCTGCGATCTCTGCTTCTGACTTTGCAACTTTACCTATTGGTGATACTAGTGGAAATACCCCCATAAATCTAAAATAATTTCTTCCAAGTCCTGAAAAAGTTCCTTGTCCCTCTTTCAATGCAGATAATAATGGTAGTGGTAAACCTTTATCTCTTGCAAACTGTGCAAGTTCTTTTTGTTTTGGACCTACAGTTCCAAAAGCTTTTTTCATCATGCTTCCCATTGGCCCAAATATAAATGGTGTTAATAGTGATGCCCCTGTGTTCCACATCATTGCATTTTTCATAGCAACACCTGCGTTTACTAATTGATCTCTTTCTACGTCACCTTCTGGAATCTCAGATAAGTCATCTGCCAAAGCTGATGCAACCTGTACACCAACTTGTTCATTAAGAGTATCATACGTTAAAGCTCCAGCCCCTGCTCCAGCAGTACCACCTAAAATAGATTGTACTTCTGTTTTTAATAAAGGACCTCTATAAGCTCTCGATAGTGGATCTACTAATTTACCTATACCTCTAATAGCACCACCGAATAATTTAAATCTACCTGGTAATCTATCTGCTACCTTTGCTGCTTGTTGTGCAAAAAATCCAGGACCTTTTCCTAAAAGAGTTCCTTCTTTAGCAGCCTTAAATATTTTTTTTCTATTAGCAACATAAGGGTAAATTGATCCTCCTATATCTCCAACTAATTCATAAGTATCTTGCCCAACACCTGTTGATACTTGTAAAGGATCTTGTAAAAATTCTTTTTCTCTAGCTACTTCTTCTGCTGCACCCAATCTCATTTCTGATAACTCACCCATAGTAGGACCTTTTAACTTACCACTTTTGATAAGTGCATCTATAATCATTCTCTGCTCATCACTAAGAGCATTTGGGTTTAAAGTTTTATCATCTAACTTTTTTTGTAATTTATCTAAAGTGCTCATTATTTAAAAAACTCCGGTGGAAAAACTAGATCAAAATCTTCTTCAGTCATTTCATCTATTTTCTTTTGTAAATCTTTAAATTTTTCACTTTCAAAATCAGTCATAGTGTCGATAGTCATTGAATCTGGTAATAAGCCATATGCTTTTCTTTCATTTAATAAGTATTGAGACGACCCTCCAGCTCTTTCATATAATCTTTCTTGCTGTTTAATATCATCAAGAATAGTTTCAGCTGTAGCAGTTAATGAAGCAAGTACGTTTGTTTCACCTCTAAGTAATGGGAACACTTTTACCAGACCTTTAGCCATCTCAATATCTTTTTGAGTTAACCTGTCTTTTGCTTTCAATGAGTTTGCTAATTTGTAAACAAGAACTGTTTCATTAATAGCAAGTCTTTCATAATCAAGTGTGCTACCATCTTTTAATCGTTTCTTAGCATTTCTGATTGAATCATTATAGTTTTTTTGAAAATTACCTAAACCAGATTTACTATTTAAATATTTTAAAGCATCGTTAGAATTTTCAAATTCTCCTGCAGCTACTAGAGCATTTGCAACTTTTTTCTGTTCTATATTAAACATGGCTTGACCAGCAGCTTTAAGTTCTGCTTTACTATCACCACCTATTTTTCCAAATGATAAGACATCGCCTAATGCTTCACTTAAACGACCTCCGTATAAGCCAATAGCACCAGTAACACCAGCTTGTGCTCCTCCTGATTGAATAATACCTAAACTTCTATTTATTAGATTAACTGCTGCATATTTACCTGCAATACTTTTAGCTAAATCTAAAGTTTCTTTATTCATATCCTTTTGTGATATAAAGTTTAAACCAGGATCAACTGTTACATATTGGTACAATCCAGTTTCAGGATTTGCTGCACCTGAAGCCATTTGTTTAGTACCATCTTTTAAAATTCTACCCGGTACATTAACAATTCTTCCTGCTTTATTAGTATATTGAATTACCCCTACATTTTCAGTATCAGGCATTTCGAATGCTTGATTCTGTGCTTTTAAAAAATCTGTCGAAAACTCTAATGCTCTTCCAAGAAGATTTTGTTCTATCTCATCTTCTTTCATTTTAACCATTACCATGTTATTTACAGCAGGACCTAATGCAGCTCCAAATACTTCAAGAGCTCCTCCTAATCCTGCTTTTCTTGTAGTTCCTGTTAACAAACCTGATGCAAGATTAGATAAAAATACCATGTTCGCTTGAGATGTTTTACCTTGCCTCATTTCTTTTGCAATTTGTCTTGCTAAATCTAGTTGAGCTTTGAATGGTGAGTTTGCATTTATCGTATCTAAATTAGGATCACCTTTACCTTTTGGATCCTCTTTAGGATCATCTTTTGGTGGATCTTGTTTAGGATCCTCTCCTCCAGGTGCAGGCATTGCACCTGACATGTCATCTACATTGCCCCCTCTATCTGAAAGTTGAGGTGGTAAAGTATTTTCTGCTACCTTTGCAGTATCAATAACTTTTGTTTTTCCAAACTTGGTTACATTATCAGGAGCTGTTGCAACATCTTCTTGTTTTTGTTTAAATCCTTTAGATCCTGGTCTCCCTGATCCAGGGTTAGGTATTGTAGTTCTTGGTTTCTTTACAATTTCATCAAGCTTACTTGGATCTATTGTAAACTGTTGATTAAATTGATCATCATTTAGATAACCTTCTGTTCCAAATTGCATTGCTTTCGATTTATGAGCTGCTCTTTCTGCTGGACTCATATTTTTTATTCTTTCTCTTTCTTTTGAACCTGCATACATAAGGTATGCTGGACCTGCTATTAAACCTGCAGAAACTGCACCAGGTAAACTTGCTAACCCTGGCAAAGCTTTACTTGCTAAAAAAGAGCCACCAAATCCTGCTGCTGTTCTTCCAATAGGATCGTTGATGCCCATAGCTTGAGCTACTTTATCCCCACCATAAAATCCAACCGCTGCAGGAATACTAAAAATATTTCTTCCTAAACTACTTGCTCTTGTTCCCATCCTTTCAAAAAATGTTGGTTGTTTTCTTAGTGCTAATCCAGTGCTATAAGTACTTCCAACAGGAACTCCTTGACCGGGTTGAGGTATTACCATAGGCACAGGTGGTTGATTAGGACCAATAATACTTCTTCCTACTCTGGCTTTAATAGGTTTAAGATGACCTTTTTTCAAAGCTTCTCTTCTAAACATCGGTCTATTTAATATTCTATTTAAAGACACTAGACCTCCTATTGTACACCAGCTGGTTTATTTAATCCTTGATAAGCAGTAAATGCACCGATACCTGTTCCAACTGCTTGAGCAAGTGGGCTAGTTGATGGTGCTGTTCCCATTGTAACTCCTGATTGAGTCTTAGGACCTGCAGCATATAAGTTAGCTAAGAACTCTGCTCTTTGATATGGTTCGTACTGTTGTTGTAATGTAGATTGTCTTTGCGCATCTAATGCTTGTTGAGCAAGTTGTCTTTGAACACCACCTGCAGCGAACAACTGATTTATATCTGACTGAGCCATTTGTTGTTGACCAAGACCCATTTGACCTAACTGTTGGCCAGCTTGTAAACCTGCTTGTGTTTGAAATTGTTGTTGTCTTTGAGCTGCTCCTAAAGCCGTACCAAAACCAGCTTGTTGTGCTCTACCCATAGCTTCTAAAGTTCTACCTTGTAGCTCAGCTTGTTGAACGCCTTCTCTACCACCACCAAAAGCTCCTGATTGGATTGCTTGGTTTGCTAATTGATTTTGCATAATTTGGGATTGTCTGCCTATTTCTCCAGTAACATATTGTTGATAAGGATTTAAAAATTTAGCAATGTTAGGATCTTGAGCTGCTGTTTGAGCAGCACCTGTTATTTGATTTATGCCTGATTGAACTGTTCCTGCACCAACGCCAGTTGTACCTGCAGCAGTCATACCTTGTTGTTCTAATGCACCCAAACCTGATACTTGATAATCTGGAAGATTAATTGGAGTTTGCGCTACTTGACGCGCTATGTCCATTAATTCTATTTTTCTTTCTTCTATGCCAGGAGCTTCTCTTACAAACTGTGTTTGTGATGTTGGCGTTGCTGGTTGGTTTGATCTTCCTCCTCCAAAAAAACTCATAATTTTATCCTATCCACTTTTCTAATTGTACGTGTTTCTTTTTCCAGCCCCATTTTTTGGAAACTTTTTCCCAACCTGGTCTGGCCATAATACTTAATCTTTTACATTTATTTACTAATGCAAAATCTGTTACACATTTAATAAGATTGTCCTCCCACAGCTCTCTTCTTTTACCCGTGCAAATAACAATCTCGTATTGATTAAAATTTGGCATTACACCTATTCTTCCAACACAAATACCGAATACTTTATTCTCTTCTGTTTCATCAGAGCCAAACATAATCCAACATTGCATCATGTCTTTTTTTAATTCGTCTTGAATCCATTTTGCATCGGCATAACTTCCTGAAAACTTTAGTGCCTCTGCTACCATGAACTCAGCTAATGGCCAAAAAGTATCTATATCTTTTGGCTCTAGTGGTAAAATACTTACTAAAGGTTTAATTGATTTTTTGTTTGCTGTCGCCATTTCTATCCTTTAATAAATCAAATACTCTTTTGTATTTTCTTTGTTGTTCATAGAAATATTGGGCACCTTTTTCTCTCATGTCTTTCATGCTATTTGGATTAGCACCTGCTATGATTCCAGCACCTAATACTCCATCTGCTCTTGTTACAAACTCTCCGTCTGCTAATTGAGCTAACATTGTATCCTCGTCTTTATCACCTACTCCTGCTCCATCTTCAACATATCCTGTTGCTCTAACATAATTGTTAGAATCATTTTCATCGTGTGTCATTTTTGATGGAAGATAATTTACACCACCCTCATTAAATTTTTTAACTTCTGCAAGTCCCCCTCCTTTTAATCTTGTTTTAGAGATTGAGTATGGACCTACACGCTGATCACCTCTGCCTGCTTCTTCAGGAGAATACATCTTTTGATATTCAACTTCATTTCCTGTAGCTGGATCAATATATGTATATCCAGGTCTTTTTTCTTTAAGATCTAAATAACTCATATTATAACCTGGCATATAAATGTCTGTTGGTTGATTATCGAACGCACCTAACCCGTAAGTTGCTGCAGCTAATGCAGCTGAGACTCTTGCAGGACTATATTCTGCATCTGACTTTCCACCTTTTCTTAAAATATCTAAAAGACTGCTACCTCGGTTTTGATTTGTTATTTGTTGTGCTGCATTTAAATTTGGATTTCTCATACTCGGAGGAAGTCCACTTTGGTCTATCATCCCAGTTACTGAACTTTGTGGGTTATAAGCTCCTGGTAAATTAGCTAGGAAGGCTGGTTGACTTGCTGTAAATGCTTTAGTTGCCGCTGATCCTGGAAACATACTCAAACCTGTAGAACCTAAAGTATAACCAGTATATGCTCCTGTAATACCACCTAATATTCTTCCAAGTCCTGATGCTCCTGATTCTTTTGCTCCTCTGTATCCCTTTATACCACCGTAGGCTGCTGCTATGTAGGGTAAAAATTGTAGCATTATATAAAATTCTCCTATTTAAGATCTTAAATATGAAATAATACCATTTTACTTAGCCGATATCAACTCATCATGAAACTTGCCTTGGTATTGATGTTCCCCTACATGCACTATAGCATCGTTTATATAAGCATAGCATTTACCACCCATGTCTCTCCAAAGCTTACAAAAAGCAAAATCTTCACCATTGTATGTCTTTTCTTTAGGATCATGTAAGGTGTCAAAAAAGTTCCACATATTAGGTTTGTTAACATACTTACCATTAATAACAGTCTTCTGAACTATTTCTTTGTCAGGATATTTCTTAATCATTTTTTCTATTACTTCTCTTTTAATAAGCATACATCCTGTTGGAGAATCGGTAACTTCCATAACTCCCTTGTGAACTTTTATGTTATTTGGGTCAGGTACTTTCATAGGATAAGTGTGAAGAGCTCTTCTAATATCATCAGGTGACTTTATTAAACCTTGTTGCATTTTATTAAACGCTTTTTCCCACATTAAAGTTTTTAGTGGATAAGGAACAGATATAATATCTTTATCTGCCTTAAGCATAGCAAATATAGATTTCCCTTGAAAATATATATCTGAGTCAATAAATAATAAATGTGATGCTTTTGATTCTAACAAACCAGCTACTGATAAGTTTCTCCCTTGTGTAACTAATGATGATTTTATTAAGTGAAAAGACACTTTAAGTTTTTTCTTAAAACACTCTTGTTGAAATTCTATTAAAGCTTGTGTGTAATGTATAGACACTTCACTATGTACAGGAGTTGCTACAAATAATTCAACATCCTTATATTGATTTAAATTTTCTTTCCATAATGGTTCAGTGGCTTTTTCATAATCAGATTGTGTTTCTATGTTTACTTCCTGTAGCGTTTGATATGTATCTTCATTTATATATTTATTGCTTGACACGTAAAGCTCCTTTCAAAAAGTTCGTCCATTCAATAGCCTTTTTATCCCAGCTATAAAAATTTTTATAATATTTTTGTTGTTCATTTAAATGGTTTTGTATTGTATCTGTATGAAGATATTCAGCGGAAACTTCAATAGCTCCTGCAACACTTGCAGCCAATAACTCAAGATCTTTTGTATAGTTTACATATACTGGCCACTCTGCACAGGTTTCAGGTAATGCGCCAAAGTTAGTTGTTATAACATGTAGACCTGCAGCTAAAGCCTCTAAAGCTGAAGCACAAAATGTTTCTTCAAATATTGATGGATAAACAAACAGATCATAATCTGTCATGTGGTCTAATATATATTCATTTGGCTTGTAACCAATATAGTTTACATTCGGTAAATTTTTAGCTTGATCAAATAGTCCCTCTGTATCTTTGTTTGCTTTATCAGCAAACTCTTTTCCATAAACTTCATTAGAACTATACACATCTAAAGTGATGTTTTTATTCTTTATAAATTGCATCGCCAATAGTAATACATTTAAGCCTCGCCAAGGTGTACAATGATGTATTATTCTTATGGGTTCTCCTTGTTTGTAAATTTTTCTTTTAGGAAAATGACTAGCACCATTTTTAATTACTATAGATTTATCTTCAGGTATTTGAAAAAAATACCTAAATTTTTCATAACACCAATGTGAATTAAAAACATACCAATCATATTCATGATGTCTGTCTTTATTTCTAAAAAAATTTTGTAAGTTAGGTTGATCCCAAGAATTTTTTTGCCAAAGTATATTTATTTTACTGGGATCCAGTGGCACTTTGCCTGGAATAGATGTACATATTTGAAACTTATCTAATAAGTCTTTTGATACATATTTTTCAAGCAACTCATGCTGAAGTTCAGTTGCTCCTCTAGGTTTCATTATTTTTTTGTTTTGGCACCAATATTTCCAGCTCTTGTTACTTTAATTTGAAGGTCTTGTCTAAAATCATCAACAGTAGTATCAGTATCGGGATTAGCAACATCAGCATCAAAATCAGCTTTACTATCATACACCTTTCCTGTTCTTTTATGTTTAATAACTTCAGTAGCCTCAGCAGCTATTTTTGGTAGATCACTCATTGTTTGCGTCCTTGTCTATTATATTTTTTATTATGTTGCAACTTCTTTTTTTTGTTTACATTTTTTGTATGTCTTCTCGGTCTTTTACGAGCTTTTGGTCTAGGTACAAAATGTGTAAATTTTTGTTTAGCCATTCTCCTGAGATCTATCTAATAATGCATAACTTATTGCACCTTGAATTGTATTGCTTCCTGTGGCTGCTTGCACTGTTATTGCATCACCCGCCTCTAAATTTAAACCTTGAGGTGTGGCGTTAACTTGTGATTTTGCAGCAACTTCATCTCTAAAAAATTCATACTCTGCACTAGAGTCAGAGGAATCTACAAGATTCATGTTAACTAAAATACCAGAAGAGGCATCACTGTTAGAACAATAAACGCTTTTAATAATTACCGTTGCACTACTAGGACAAGTAAATACCGTAGTTTTGCCTGTGCTAGCTTGTTTAAAACCTTGATTTTTATATTGTATGGTCATGATAAAAAGTAATTAAAAGCATCTAGTTCGTTTTTAAGTTCTTGTTGATAAGAAGTATTTAACTTATCTTGCATCGTTCGTAAAGACTGTGCTACTTGTCTTTGATTTTCTTCAGTATAATTTCGTGTTGGTTCTGGTATTACTATATCTACTCTTGCCATTTATAGTCCTGATTGTATTCCACCAATACCACCAGAGTATGGATTTGAAACATCCATTGATTTTGGTGAAGATGTTGTTGATTTTGAACCTATTTGACCTCTTCCTCTATCATCAATTATATCTTGAGGGGTTGTCTGCCCTTGAATTCTATTAGTTATTATTGCTGCATCCCTCATAGTTTGTTGTCTTTTCATTTCTTTTTGTGCACGTTTATTATTTAAGTAATCTGATATACCAAGGGATCTACCTGTAAGAGCTGATATTGCAGAAAGCGGAGCAAACATATTTGAACCTATTCCTAAAATAGTTGCAAGACCTGAAGCTTGTGCTGTATTTAAACCTATTTGGTCAGCTGCATAATTTAAAGCTTTATTTTTTGCAAAATTAATTGCAGCTTTTTTAAAATCTGGCATTGTAGTTTTTTCATCTATAAGTGGAGCAATCCCTACAGGTTCATTCAAACTAGAGGGTTGAGTCATATCAGATGGTTGATAGAGACTAAAATTAGGATCTTGGCTTATAGCCATTTGTTGATCTAAAATTTTTTGTGTAATAGAGTCCATTATCCTCTCATTCCATCTGGTTGTACATCTGCTCTAAAAGTTCCAAAACGCCAATTTTGTTCTGTACTAGTATTAGCAATTTTTAAACTTGCAAATCTAGCCCTTGCTCTTGTGTCAACTTTTTGTGTTGATCCGGTAACTGTAAAAGGTCCTAGTGGAGACGATGTCTCTGTATCACTAGGAAAGTCTCTTAGTAAAATAGTTACTTGTGCATCGCCTTGAATGGTTTTAAAATCAGGAACAAATCTTCTCATACTCATAAAAACTTGAGCATTACCTTCTATATTTAAACTAAAATCTCCAGACTCTATAAAAGCAGGAATTGCTGTTTTATTGCCACGAGTATCTTCCTGATCTACACCAGTTTCGTGGGCATAATAAATTGTAGATCCGTTTAAATTTGTAATTCCTTGAATATCTGGAAAGCTAGGTGTTCCAGTAGAATTGAATTCAGTAGCATACGGCACAGAATATAAATTTGCATCTACCCAGGTAGTCCTAGATAAGGATCCTGTTACCCACGTATTATCTTGATAATTATAACAAACATATCTATCGATAAATGATGAATTTGCTTTAGGGTAATACCAACAAATTTCCTCATATAAATGATTTAAACCAGCATAAACTATTCCACCATTTTGATAATTTACTCCAAGATTGTCACCATTTTTCGTAGTAAACACAAAATCTTCAACAGCACATGGTAGTGATTTTACAGTACCATCAAAAACAAAAAAGCCACCAGACTCTCCCATCCAATAAACTGCACCATTAACATATTCTACAGCGTGCTGACCTATACATCCACAGTTTGATCCAACTTGTCTTACAGAAAAAGTAAATGGAGGACCAACAAATTGCATTACATATGCAGCATTATCAGTTAAAATTAATGTATAATCTTTTCCTTTTACAGCGGCCACTATTTTAGTACCAGAATCTAATCTAAATGTTCCGGCAGTATTTATTGAGGTAGGTGTGTAATCACTTATATTTTCTTGATCTGAAAATCTTATAAATAATTTGTCTTGTGTATCAGAGTCCCCTATTGTTGTTTCTGTACCTAACATAATTAAATGTCTATCTCTATCAGATACTAAAGACATTACAGAAGCAGTTGGTGCACTAGTTACTATAGTTGCTCTAGTTGATAAAGCAGCTGGATTTGAATTTATCGGATTCCATGAAAAAGTTTTTCCATTTTTAATAGTAGCAATAAGTTGTTCTCCAAAATTATCTAAAGACCAAGAAGCAGCTTCCGTTGTTAAACTTTGTGACAATGAAGCCTCGCCCCAAGCAGTAAAAACCTCTACACCAGCTCCGTCTGCATGAGCAGACCTTGTTCCTGCAGCAGCTCTTGTAATACCTGTAAGATCATTCGATGAAATGCCGGTGTATGAAATAAATTCTGCTCCAACTTTTATAGTTCCTGATGACGGAAACCCTGTTGTAGAGTTAAGTGTAATTGAAGTACCTGATCCACCAGTTCCTGCAGTGTCATCTAATAAAGCTCCATTCAATGTACTGAATACTTGTTGGCCACCTCCCCATAATCCTGTGCCCCAACCAAATCCATAAGTAAATCCTAAAGCACCTGGTTTTACATAAGGTGTAACTGTAGCTGATCCAGATCCGTTGACCGTTGTCCCTGCTGCGCTTGCCATAGTAATAGTAAATTCATCACTACCTGGAACAGTAATAACTTGAAAAGGTTTTGTAGTAAAATCTGAAGCAACATATCCAGCTCCTGATGGAGGTGTTACAGAACTAAATAAAATTATATCTCCAGGTTCTAAAGCATGGGCTGCTTTGTTAACAGTTACTGTCGCTGAAGTATTTACAGTATCAAAGGTGCATCCTGTTAAAGCTGTATCTAAGGGAGTAATGTCATAAAAAGATCCTTCATAATATATAACTAATACTTTATTTGTTCCTATCGCAGCATAACGCCTTCCATTTAAATCAGCCCAAACAAATTGTTCTCTTGCTGGACCAATTAATGTTTCGTTTAAAATTTGTTTCCACCCACCTATTTTTTCAGGTAAGCCATACCTAAATCTTACAAAGTCACCATCTGTCCACTGACCCTCTGCGCCAGTTTGTGTAACTTGTTTATTAAATCCAGGAGCTATTTGTACTTTTGTTAATGGCATACTGCATTATACACTAATTTTTTTAAGTTCTAAACCATCACCTTTCATCGCTTGAAATATAAATTTTGTTGCGTATAGTGGTCAAAAATAATGATGAATAATACAGCATTAAATATTCAAATTAAAGATAATTTTTTTACAAAGAAAGAATACGACATTTTATATAACAATTTAGATAAAATTTACTTCTTACCTAATATAAATAAAGCTGGTAATTATGCTGCTTCTCATCCATTTATACCTAACAAACAAAATAAATGGTTGTTTGATAAAATTAAAAAACAATTTTTTTCAAATGAAGATTTAGAAATAGTAGTCTGTAGGTTTGATGTTAGACATAATAAAGAAAAAGTATTTTCACATTTAGATAATAAAAATACAAATTATAATTGTATAGTATATTTGAAAGGGGAAGAAATTACATATAACGGTACAGGATTTTATTATGAAAATAATTTAAATACTTACATAGGTTTTGTTAAAAACAGAGCTTTATTTTTTAATGGTGCTGATATAGTACATAGCGATTTACAAGCTTTAGGACCTAGTTCGGCAAGATACACTTTAAATATTTTTTATAAAAGTAAAACAAAATGAATTTAAATACAAAAATATCAGATTTAATATTGAGAGAAAATAGTTTGGTATCTGAAAAAGATTGTAAATTTTTCATAGATACGTTTGAAAAATATAAAAATTTATCTGTGCCAGAATTAAGTTACAAAAATAAATCTAAAACAGAAGAAAAAGATAATTATAAATGTTTACCTTTATCAAATCTTTATAATTTAAATAATGATATTAAAAAAGCTGCAGATCTTGCATTTAAATATATTGAGATAATGATTAATAAATATGTTGCTTATATACAAAAAACTGTCTGCAAAACCTATGACAGCACATGCATATGCACAACAAACACAATAAGATTATTAAAATATGAAAAAGGTGAATTTATTAAAGATCATACAGATGTAAATACTTCTACTAGAGCATCGTGTAGTTTAAATTTAAATTCTAATTATATAGGCGGAGAATTTAGATTTTTTGATGGTAAAATAAAACACTCTTTCAATACTGGAGATGCTATAATATTTCCAGCTGAACCCATTTGGATTCATGGCACTGAGCCTATTAAAAAAGGAACAAGATATACAATTAATTGTTTTTTAAATTCAAAAAATTAATAAATGATAGATATTTTTGCTACTAGAATTTATACAAATAAATTAAAACAAGATGAAAAATCTATTATCAAATACATATTAAAACTTAAAAAAAACAATAAAGGTAATCAATTTAGTAATACTGGCTGGCAATCAGAAAATTTAAATACAAAAAATAAAATAATTTTACCTTTAATTAATTCCATTGAAAGGTCAGCTTTTGAGTATGCTAATTCTATAAATATTAAAAACAAACTTAGAGTGGGAAATATTTGGGCTAATATAAATAATTACAAAGACTATAATAGAAGTCACATACATGGTGGTATTTTTTCTGGAGTTTATTATCTACAAGTTCCAAAAAACTCAGGAAATATTGTGTTTGAAAATCCTGCAGACAAATTAATATCATCATTTTGGATGTTACAGTCACCCTGTATATTAGTAAATAATATTTTTACATCTACATCGTGGTCTTTTAAAGGAGAGCCAGGTTTAATTTTAATTTTTCCAAGTTATTTGAGTCATTTTGTAGAATGTAATTTAAATAAAACAAAAAATAGAATATCAATGTCTTTTAATTTAATATTATAAAATGGAAAAAACAGTTAGTATAAATAATTTTATCGGAGTTTATGACAATTACATTACTGAACAAGAATGTAATAAAGCAATTCAATTATATGAAAATCAAAATAAATTTAACAATACAATAAATAGAATGAGTGCAGAAAACTCATCAATACTACAAAAACAAGATCAACAATTTTTTGCTTTTGGAAATAATTTGAATGTTTGGTGGGAAGATTTAAAATCTATGATGGTAAATTTTGATTTAGCTTGGAATCATTATGTTAAAAATGTTGGAGCTAATGATGCTTACGGAGTTCCTTTTCATTTCACTTGTTTAAAAATTCAAAAAACTTTACCTACAGAAGGATATCATGTTTGGCATATCGAACATGGAAAGGGATTTGATAATGAACCTCGAGCTTTTGTATTCACTATATATTTAAATGATGTTAAAGATGGAGGAGAAACAGAGTTTCTCCATTTTTCAAAAAGAGTTAGACCTAAGACAGGTAGAATAGTTATCTGGCCCGCTGCATTTCCATATGTACATCGAGGAAATCCCCCACTATCAGGAGAAAAATACATTTTAACTTCTTGGATGATGTTGAGATAATTATGAAGAATAAGAAGTAGGTCTTGCGCCTTTTCTAGTTATCTGATCGGCTTCACTTTCAGTAGTAGCAACAGTTCCATCTTCTTCATTATATGTAATGATAACATCCGCATCCCAATCAGCTTGCAATTGAGATAAATGAGCTGCATCCCATTTCACAATAAATTGATCTTGAAAACTTCCTAAGTTAGCTGCCGTCCATGTGCTATGAGGTGTAGTATCTCTATGTTCTACAGTATCATTGTGGTCTTCATTATCAGCAACATACTGAATTGCCCAAATATTAGACCATTTAGAATCACTCCAAAAAGAATCTTGACCTGTTATAGTATAAGCTCCAGCACCATCACCTTTTTGTTTAATGATCTTCTTGTCATCAAATACTACTGTCCAGTCTGAGTTAGTTGCCATAATTTCTCCTACGTTTTAATAATATAAATTAATGTTAAATAAGGTTGCAAAACAGATGTTGAATCTCCAGTAAAAGTAGCACTCATATTATGAGAGTGACCTGAACCTGATCCTGCATTTCCTGTGTTTGTGCTACCTGTTAAAATTCCTGGTTGTACAGCTAAAGGCTGTGTTTGAGTTGTACCTGAAGGAGCACCTGAGTGAGCGTGTTCTGCAAGTTGAGCTGTTGATAAAGTTGCGTTAGCTGTTGAACCACCAACATTTCCAGTTGATTGAACTGTGTCAGCTCCACCAGTCGATGCTAAAGCTTTGTTGTTAGATTTTGAAACAGCTACTTTATTTTGTAAATCAGGTACTAAAAAAGTAGACGCACCATCTCCAGCTCCATAAGTTGTTCCTACAATTGCAAATAGTGCAGAGTAAGTTGATCTTGAGACTGCTGCTCCGTTACACTCTAAAAAACCAGTTGGCACTGATGAAGAACTCCATGGTACAATAGTTGCTGTTGGTATACCTTCAATATTTGTAAGGTTTGCTCCTGTAAAATCGTATCTTGTTGCTTCGTAATTTGACATATTCTATTTCTCCATGTAAGTCCAGCCAACATTTGAACCTGAGTAAACTAATCCAAATCCAGCTCCTTCAGTATTAACAACTAAATCTGATGTTGCATTTGCTATTTTAGAACTGTTTCTTCCTACAGTCAATGCGTTGGAATCAAAAGTGTATCTTGAATCTATAAAATGAACTTCATCACCATCTGCTGGTGAAGCAGGAAGTGTTATTGTTACTGCACCACCATTTGTATCTACAAAAAGTTTTGCGCCTGCTTGAATTGTTTCAGATGCCGTAACGGTTCTCCATTTTCTATATTCATTTGCTTTTACAATATTAGTTCCATCAGAGTAAACAACGTAACAGTTTCCTTCACAAAGTAATACCCCAGTTCCACTTACTGTTTTAAAAGTTAATGTGTATCCTGCATGATCAGTTCCATCAACTACGTTAAACACTTTTTCAATGCTATTTGGTATTGTAACAGTTCTATTTGCTGCCAAAGTTCCAGTAAATTTTAATGTTGCATTTCTAGCGTTTGAAATTGTTCCATCAGTCATCGCTAAAGCAACATCTGAAGAGGCCACATCAATTGCTTGATAACCAGCAACTGATTGTTGTACTAAATTAAGATTAGTATTAGTTTTATCACCCCATGTACCGGCATTTTCACCGGTTACCATTAATTCTAATTTTAGGTCACTTGAATAACTTGATGCCATAAATTTTATCTCCTAAATAATTTTCATTTTACATTAATCACGCAGCCAAATCAACAGGGGTCCAAGTATTTGTTACACCTAAGTCTATTTCAGACCATGCAGTGATATTAGGACTTCTAGTTGATGATGTCAATTCTACGCCTGTAAGTGTTACTGCTGCATTTCCTGTTATTGGACCTTCCTCTCCTAGAGCTGAAGTCATTGAAAGTCCTGAAACTCCTACCATTTGACCTGGTATTTCAGCATGTTGGCCAAGCGTCATTGTTGCAGACAATCCAGTTACTGATTCATTAGTGGTTTGTATTAAAGTAATATTTCCTTGTGTCATGGTCATAGAAATACCACTGACATCAACAGGAGTTTTTAATCCTCCAACTGCTGTGCCTTGAGAAGATGTTAAAGAAGTTCCTGAAACTGTAACGTTTGCATCTGCTGATAAAGAACTAGAGCCTATAGTAAAATCTAATTGATCTTCTGCAGCTAAAACAATTATATCTCCATCAATTTGAAGTGAGAAGCTACCTTGAGTAAAGCTGGCTTGTGAACCACTAACAGCAACTGTTACGTCTGTGAACGCTGTTTCATTACCAATAGAGGATGTTAAAGATTGTCCTGTTGCTAGAACAGAAAAATTATCACCCCAAGCAAACTCACCCCATTCACCTCTACCCCAACCTTCTCCTGTCAAAATAGTTTCGTCTACTGTAGCGGTTCCTATACTTGATGTTGTTGAAATACCGGTAACTGGAACTCCTATACCAACAATGGTGCTTCCTACACCTATTGACATAGTAACTACCCCAGAATCGACTAAAGCTGAAGTTCCTCCGATTGAAGTGCCAATACTTGATGATAATGATATTCCTGAAACACTTACATTAGCGTCTGCTGAAACTGATTCAGAACCAATTGATGATGTTAATGAGAGTCCTGATCCACCCCAATCATTTGAACCCCAAGTAGATTGACCCCAATATTCAGAGCCTGGCGACTGTACTAAAACTGTAATATCAGCCACAAGGCTCCTCCTTTAATTTATGCTAATCTTAAGATCGCAGCAGATGTTGTAAATGCAGGAAACTGAATTGTAAATGTTCCCGAAGTTGCAGTTTTGTCTCCACCGAAATCTAATACAGCAACAGCATCAGTAGTGTTAGAACCACCGTCAGTTGTTGTATTGTAAATTAGTGCTCCTCTTGCAGTAAGAGTTACGTTTTGAAAAGATAAATCAGCAAAGTCTGTAATAGCTACAGATGATGAAACTTTTACACCTTGGTTAACAAGCGTTCCGCCACCAGCTGAATAGTTGGATGATGAAACTTCGTTTGCAGTTGCATAGTTTGTAGTTGATTTACCTAAAGTAGCACTACTTGTATACATCGCTAACTTATAAGTGTCAGATGATGTATCAAAGTCATGCTTTCCTTGTAGTAATTCTTTTTTAAAAGAATCACAGATTGCGTTTGTTGTTATTGCCATAGTTGGCCTCCTTTAATTTGTATTTGGAGTAGGACTAGGAATTTGTATTCTTGGAACTCCATCGTCATACTCAGCTCGTCTTCTTCTACCCATTTGTTGTAAGGCAAAATTCTGTACTTCTTCATTGTACTTCTTTTCATATAGGTTGTACATATCCATGGGGCCTTTTAAAAATCTAAAACACTCAGTTAAGACACCGTGTAATAACATAGACTCTTGATATTTAGCTAAATAAGTTTGGTTGGTAGATGTAAATTCAGGTGGATCTTTAATATAATTAATTTGAATTGTATCTGCAGCAGCTGGAGTTGGCGCAACAATAATATTAAACTCATCCCAATTTGCATAATATTTTGGTGTTCCCTGTGCACCAGTGCCATTAAACTCAGATATAAAACTTGTATCTCTTTTTTCTAAAAAAGATCTATTTCCACTTGAATCTAATCTTTCAATAGATCTTAAAACTAATACATCTGAAGGCATAGTTACAGCTCTATTACCTGCTGTAAAATTTGAATTAGAATATTTTCTAAGATCATCATAATCTACTTTACCAGCTATATCTAATTCTACGTTTCTAATAAATTCTTGTATTTGAGAATCTGATAATACAGTGCTTCCTACTTCCGTATAGTTTCGTATTTGTGTTAAAAAATCTGAATGTGTAATTGCCATTATGAAATACTAACCTCCACTTGACCTACATTAGAAAGAAGTTCTCTTCTTCTATTTTGTAATGATGGATCTGCAGGTTTCATTGCTGAAGTACCTTGTGTAATAAAACCAAAGTCTCCTGGTAAAGATAAATTTGCTACACCAACCGATGCACCGCCTGAATCAGATATCGTTACATCATTAGAAAATTTTACTGAAGGTTGTTGAAACTTCATATTTCTTGAATTCTGTAAAGCAATTGCATCTGCAGTTGTGTGTCTTCTACGAATTTGTGGATGTTTAGGTTCAAATTCTGATATATGCACTAGTGATCCATTCCACTCTTTAACCATTTCTGTATACGGAAAAGCCATTCCTGATCTATCAGATATTGATTGTGATCTTTTACCTGTTGCATATTTAGCCATTTTATATTCCTTGTGGGTAGAAAGACTGAGGAGTAATAAAAGTAGAAGCTCTTTGGCCATCTTCGTCAAGAGCTCTTTTCAATTGATCCTCGTAAATTAATTTATTTTGTTGTACTAATTGAGGTGCATTTTTCATTGCAAGATAATAAGCTAAACCTGCAACCATACATGGTAAAAATCTAAAAACTACATCAGCTTCGTTTGTGTAAGAACCTGCATCTTCAATTCTTTTTATAACATAATATTTTAATGTTGTGTAAGTATTTAAATCTGGTGCTTGATAAAGATATATTTTTGGAGTTGTTTCTCTTTCTACATAATATTGTGATGGTTGTCCTGTAGCTAATTTATTTGGTAATGCTGCGTAAGCTGATCTATCAATTTTAGTTAAAGATACATCTTGTGTATTAGCATTGTTACTTCCTGCTGCTGTTGATGACACAAAAGCCTCAAGAACATCACTTACACCTGCACTTACACTATATTCTGCTTGTCCTGAAACTAATGCGTTTTCATGTAGATCTACTTTCCAAAGATGAATACCTCTATTTGCCCACTCTGCGAATAATAAATTTAAACTTGTTCTTGCTGATTTAAGACTATGCCCACTTGTGGTTGTCATACCACATCTTTCATAGGCTTCTTGAATTATTTCTTCTATAGATAAATCAAAACTAGTTGTCCCTGAAGTTGCCATTTATATCCTTTTTACGGTTGTACAATTTCTTAGATTGTATCACTTTTTGACTAAACTTTGAAGACCTTAGACTTTTTGCTATATAATTTGGCGATGACACGTTTTTTCTTCTTTTTTTCATCTCTCGCGCCTCTTAATTTACCTTCTACTTGTTTTCTAATTTGTGATCTACCTATTGGCATTATACTAAATCCTTAGCCTTTCCTATTATTGGTTTGTACTTTGTTTTACCTTCAGATTTGTATGCATGCAAGAACTGTTTTCTTGGTTTATCTGTAGTATAACTACAATGTATCCATCCACTGTTCGGCTCACCAGGAGTATAAAATTCCAATATTAATTGATCATATTCTAGGTTCATATAAATCCAGTCAGCCAATTCAGCATTGTCGGTTCCCATACATTCGAAGTCTGCCGCCTCAGCTTTTGCATGCTGGCTGTTGATCGAGCTACCTATTTTTAGGCACAGCTGCTCGCTACGGAATCCTGACGTTACTTTGACTCTACCGAAGTGATCACGCACTGGCTGTAAAATATTTTCACAAAGTGCTTTTAGTTTTTCTATTTGACCTGAGTTTGGATTGTTATTGATATCTAATCTGATAGCAGTATCAGACTTGATAAGCTCTTGAAGAGAAAAATTTCTTGATAATTCCATTACTACTCCAATATTAATTTTTTAATTGATTTTGATCCGTCTATGTTCGACTCAAGCTCAGCCATCGACTTAATGCACTGGTAAATAACATTATTATTTTTATTCGATCTCATTGCAACCCTCTTCCCCTTCAAGCACATTGACATTGAGGGTTTGCCTGAATCAGGATCAATCTGAATTCTATGTTCTTTGATCTCTCCATTTACAATCATAAGTAGGGCTACAATCAACTCCATTAATGACCTCCGTTTCCGTTTGCTCTTACTTTATCTTTTAATTCTTCAATATCAGCTAACGCTTTGTCTAACTGTTCTCTTAAAAATTCTATATTAACTTTGTTTGTCATGTTCATCTCTTGAGTTTCTTCCATTTTCTCTACGGATTTATAAAGATCCTCGATCAAAAAATGTTGCTCTTGGTCAGTGGGCACTTGCTCACTTTTCTTTAACAAATCATTTTCAAACAGCTCACGTGATGTCTCTAGCGATACCAACCTTGCCGTCAGCTCTGTGTATGCGAAGACGCCCATTGCAACGAGCACGATCAACGAGGCTACCGTTTTCATCGGCATCTGTACCCGTGCTTCTTCTCCGATGTTTAAAGGTTTATTAGTCATTTTTTGGTTCTGGCATTATATAATCTTTAGGAGGCATTTTCAACGTTGTGTTATCCATGGTTTTAGCATCTGGATTATCCTCTAAATATTTTTTCTTCTCTTCTTTCCACAAATTTTTACGTTCGGGTCTTTCTTCATTCATATTTACAGGCACAATGCCTCTACATTTTGACACTAATAAATTAAAATTTTCATTGTGTTTTAGTGTAGGGTTTCTATTTACTTTATTACACATCTTCATCAGCTCTAATTGTTGTCGAAGTTTTTCATTTTCTAGTGCTAAATCGTTTCTTTCATTACACTGTAAATTACCTAAATATTTTCTAAATGTAAGTCTTACATCTTGACTATCGCTTTGATTCCAACTGCTATCGTAATTATCATAATCGTATTGTCTAGCTGAAACAGATAAATCTACTTCACCAGTTCTACATTCGTTAGGATATGAGTTTAAGTATTCGTTTCTAGGATATGCAGGACCAACACAGAAAGCTAATAGAGTTAACAGTATGATTAGTACACCGGTAAAATAATAATTCATCTTGTCGATCTCCATAGTTCATCCTAATAATTTATTTCTCTGTTTAAATCTTTAATATCCCATTGCATTTCATTCACTTTGTTTGCTAATACTTCATATAAATTTTCAGCCATTTCCCATGTTCCTTCAGCTCTTTCAAGTTTTCCTGCAATGAGATTTGTTTTTTCTGTTAACATTACCATGTCTCTTTGAATGTTTTCAATTTGCACTTTATTTTCGTTAATGGTGTCAGTAAGATTTACAATGTATTTTACACCAGTAAAAGTTCCGACTAGGACTGAAGCCACGACCGGAACCATTACTATGTTTTTCTTTAATAAAGCTGCTAAATTCATTAGTCTTTAACCCAAAACCAGCTTTTAATTTTTTCCCAAATTTTTTTAATCATTTTTTTCTCCTTTATCTTCATTTTCAAAAGATATATCAGTTGAAAAATCCTTGTAAGATTCATAAACACTTTTTTTATTTTTCATTTCATAGAACATCTTATCAGAATCCTCCGTGACCATGCTAGAGTCTTCAGCATCCCAATATGTAGTTTGGACTTTGTAATCTGGCCAGCTGTCATCAGTAGTATAACTATTAATGTGCCAGAGAATACGATTATTAGGCTGAGCTGCATAATTACCGTTAGCAAGAGCCAATATATGCGCACACTTATGTTCTTGAGGTATTTCAGAATGCTCAACATCCAATATATTAACATCTGGATGCCCCCAATCAATCGTGAATAAATATTCTCCATGATAAAATTTTTTATCTAGGCCTAAATATTTTCCTTTTACACCAGCCAACCAATCAAACCGATGAACACTAGGCCAGTAACTGAAACAGTTCCACAGTTCCAATTCGTGCGTCTGCATATCCGGCACATTGGCTCTATCATACGATTTTTGGAAAAACGCTGAGATAGGCAAACGCCAAAAGCACGCGCCATTGGGTAACATGATATTAAACAAGATCGCACGACCTGATATGGATGTGAGACCAAAGATAACACATTCTTCACTTTCTCCGTGATGTTCTTTAAGGTCATATAGATACTCCTTCCTTACCTTACAATAAATTGGTGGTATGTTAGCATTTAAATAAGACATCTAGCATTTCCATCTACGTCTAGCCTGTCTTAATCTTGAATTTGGATCTGCAGCAGCTTTAGGGAATTTTTTCATTTGTCCAGCACTTCTAGCACAAAAAGACTTCCTACGCTTTGCGGCTTTTGATCCTTGTTTTACTTTACCTGTTACTGCAGTTTTTAATTTTGAACCTGGGTTAGCTCTTCTATAAGCTTTTACACCCGCTTCTGTCATACCCGCACCTTTTTCAGTGGGTCTAAAATTCTTTTTATTTCTTGCAGGCATGTTATCTCCACCTCTTTTTAACTTTAACATGCCACCAAGAGCTTTTCTTTTTTTTCTGAATACTGATCTAACCACCTCATTGAATGAAGGCATATTAGTAAGTTTCTCCATATCTGATCTCCAAGATTCAGCTGACGCAGGACTACCGTAACGGTTTGGAAAATAAGAAGTTTTTCCTTTTGTACCCATTCTATGAGTTTTAAAAGAACTTCCTTTTTGTGATTGAGCTTTGGTTGGTATAATTTTACTATCTCTACCACCTGCTATAATGTTATATTTTTTTACAGATTTTGTTCCTTGACCTGCTTTTTCAATATTAGCTTTAGATTTTTTATTTCTTGCAACACGTTTTATACTTTTAAGAAGATCAACTATTTTTTTACCTGCGTATTTTCCGCCTGCATAAGTTAATCTATATTTACTCATCCTACGTATGTGTAATTGTAACTGAAGAATTAGCTATAACAGCTACAATGCCATCTTTGAATAAAACACCTGACCCAGGCATATAGATATCAACTCCTTCTGTACCGAAAACATATTTTAATTTTAAGTTTCCTGATGCTACAGCACCTGTAGTAGCACAATCATGAAACTCAACTTGACCACTTGCATGTCCTTTAGCTTGTACACTAGTAATTCTAGCTCTGCCAGTAATCATGACATGAGTACCACTTGCTTTATGTGCCGACAGTTGATCTGATGTAAAACTTCCTCCACCTGACATAATTTTCTCCTATTGTTTGTGGCTCCCGAAGGAGCCACTAATTATTATATTTTACCAATTAGTTCAGAACCATTTCTGTTTTGAGTACAAGAAATATAATCTAACTTAGTTACTCTTTGGCCAGAAGCAGATGCTGACACTGAAGCTGCAAACATTTGCATATCATCAGTATTAATATTTGATGTAACAGTAGCTGCTAGCTCTCTGTTTACAAAAAATTCAACTTTTCCAGCTCTATCAACTCTAAACCCAACTGTATCATATGAACTATCAGTAATAGTATATGCAGTATGTTGAACTTGATTTGTTCCAGATGCATTTTTAGTTACAAATCTGTAAAACTGTTCACCGTTGTTAGACTCAATGGAAATTCTGTTTGCAGATCTCCATCCAGAAGTTCCTGTGAAAGTTTCAACTAATCCAGTTCCGTAGTCAGTAGCATTAGCATCATTATTTTGTATTCTTGCTTCATACCAAATAATTGTTCCAGGGTTAGTAATTGCCCCTGTGCTATCTTGAGTTTCAGCTACAGCTTGAAAACTGTTTTGAGTTTTTACTAAAGCTAATCCATTGTTATCTGTAGTGTTAGCTGAAGTCAAAGTTACTGCTCCACCTACTTCGTTAGAGATTCCAGCTGCTGCCCCACCATCTGCAATAGACGTTGACCACTCTGATGATGGTAGTGTGTTATAAATAAAATCATCTTTATAACATACATAATTTGGGTTGTTATCTACTGGTAAATCTTTAAACCATTTTTTATTATTATTCAAACCAGCCATAATTTTCTCCTTTGTATAGCGTTCGTTATGTAGTCTCTATACCGTCTGCCTAGTCAGTCTACATAATAATTTATTTCTAGGTCTTTTTATTATACATAAAAAAAGGGGCGATGTAAAACACCGCCCCTTCTCTAAAACCGATTAGGTTATTGACTATTAACTAGTTGGTAAATTTCCGTTACCAAAAATACATCTTGGATCAGAAAATCCAAAAGAGTATCTTTCTCTAGCTTTAAATCTCATGTTACCTGTATCGAAGTCACCTTCCATAGCAGTTTTGATCGGTGATCTAACAAACATTTTAAGTCCATTAGGCACATCAGTTAACAAGAAGAATGAGTCTGTGTCAGTTAAAAAGTTATTAACTCTGTAACCTTCAGGTACCATACCCATGTTATTGATCGCATTAATGTCATTGTCTGCTGTTGCCGTTCTCATTGGAGATTTCATGATTCTTTCCGCTGTGAACTGAAGTTCTTTTGGAATAATCATTTTTCTTCCAGTAGAAGCTATTTTCAAGCCTCTTTCATCGACAAATCCAGCAATGTCAATTAATGACTGCTCAAGTGAAGTTTCATTAAGGTCTGCAGCAGTTGCAAGAACGTTTGAGAAAGTTCCACCAGTTGCAAGTGGGTGTGAAGCATTAATTAATGATACTCCGTCACCACCTGTTACAGTTGTAACTTGCCCGTTGTTCAATACGTTTGCAGCTTTAACTTGCTTCGTATTTGCCATAGATCTTGCAAGAGCTCTTGTGTATCTTCCAGCAAGTCTATCGTATAGGTTATCTTCGATTGCTTCTTCAGTGATAGCAAATGCTAAAGCAATTGTTTCGTGGTTGTATCTAGCTGTGAAAGTTTCACCTGCTTGATCAAACACTACTCCAGC